ATCCATCTCCACCTCCAAATGTAGTTCCAATCACTACAAAGAGGTTTGCATATGTTGTTCTACTTACCAATGCGCCATCACATTTCACATATCCAGTTGGTGCATTGGTGCTTGCAAACTCAATTACAGTTCCAACAGGTGTTGATAACCCAAGAGACGGAAGCGAAGAAACCAAACCAGCAGGAGTAATAGCCTTTGTTGTATCTGTACCTGATGCAACTTCTGCATTTGTAGCTAACTCTACAATTCCAGATACAGTAGAAGATGCTGCAGTAAGATAAGATGAAATATTATTCTTAAGAAGAGCAGGAGATAAAGCAACTGTAGTAGAAGAACCTGCGATAACCTCTGATGTATTTGCTAACCTAACAACACCAGTTTGAGCCAGTGAGGCACTTCTGATGCTAACAGTTGGATCTGTTAATGTACCAGCAATCGTTACCGCACCAGATCCTATAAAAGAACTCAAACCACCAGAAGTTGAACTTCCTCCTGAAGTTGTAATCCAAAGCCCAGTATTAGTATCAGGATCGTCATAACGAATATACAAATTACCATTACCACTGTTAAACCAAAGATCTCCTTCTACTACAGGAGAAGGAGAAACAGTACTTACAGTAACTGGAGCCGATCCACCGCCGCCTCCTCCTCCATTGTTTCTAGTGTTGGATTCTGGAGATGCATCTACCCATTGAGATGAGTCTCCATCAGTATAATAAATGTATAACCTACCATTCACATCACTCCACCAAAGATCTCCAACGAGAGGATCCGAAGGAACTGTTGAAGAAATATCAACAGATGCATTTGTATCTGGTATTGGAGTGGCATCAACCCACGTGTTATTATATTTGACTTTTAGCCTACCGCCGTCGGCGCTGGCATCACTGTCCCACCATAAAAATCCATTGATATTAATATCAGGAGCAGTTTCTCTTACAATTGCGGGAGGTTGGATTGCAGTTTCCCACGCACCAATCGATGTGTTGTAAATGTATTTCAGCCCTGATATAGGATCGTAATACGGGCTTTGATTAGAAGGTGGAAAATTTAGAGCCATTACTTATTCAGCAGCTGTTGTAGAAGGGATTTGATCTCGTCGATCTCGTCACGAAGTGTTTCTATTTCCGAGGAATTTTGAATATTCCTCTTTGATTGTTGTTTGGCGATTTGATATCTCGCTCTGGAAGAGGAGTCAAGATTCTGAATTGTATTTGATTCAGAATCTTTATAGAGGTTTGGGTGACCGTCAACTTGTTGTTTCATTGTAGTTATTTATTCAGAACAGATAAGTTGCATATCATCAATGATGGGCACAAGAGCCGGGTTGTCAACCACCATCACAATCTTAATTGCAATAGCATCAAATGCACTGATGTCTTGAGCGGTCCAAGATAGTGTTTGCCAACCATCATCAAAGATCTCATCGGGATTCACATTGTCTGCGTCCCTCACTTTGATTTTGTTTATATCATCAGGAAGTCCAGGAACAACCTGTTTCTGCTCAACGAGTTTGTTGGCTTGATTGGCATCTACCACTGTGGTGATTATTTCTTGGTTTTCATTGAAAGGAGTCCAAGCAATTTGAGAAACATCTCCATCAAAACCAACATCTCTTGTTCTGTAGTAACATCTAATGGAATCTTTCTTGTAACTACAAGCAGTTAACTTCATATTGATTCCGTCACACTGATTCTCAAAGATATACAATCTTGATATAAACTTGGCTCTACCAGATCCATTATCTCTTACTTCTGGATAATAGAATTCTCCAGAATCCACATCAATAGATTCAACTACCAGTGCACTAATATCACTTGTTGTGATAGTGTGAGTGTCAGCCAGTTCATTAGTAAATTCACCTTTCAGATAAATCCTATTCAAATTGTCATCTCTAGAATCAACATAAACTGTTCTGGCAACTCCTTGTGCATTTGTGAAGGATACTTCAGAATCGGCAATCACTGAAGAAAGGGTGCTAGTATCACCACTCATATTTAATGTCACTGGAATTGCCCCGTAAATTGGGTCAGTTGGTCTAGGATAGTTAACAATGTTTCTTACGACAGTAGCGTTAGTTCTCTCTAGGTTGATAACAGGAGAAACTGCATCATCTGATGTTGTGAGATAAATGTTCACATCCAAAGAGTTTTCTTTATTCAATCTATCAGATGACCTGTAGGCGGCTTCGTTAATTGAATTAAGAACTGTCTTACTTCTACTGTGATAATAAGTTTCTAACAAATCAATATCAACGCCAATATCCTTAGTATACTTAATTCTACTCAAGGCAGAGTCTCCATTGTTGGCTTGTATATTCTCTGATGGAGATAATCCGTTAGTGGCAATCGTTTCTGCTGTAATGGTTGTAGGTCCAAATACCATTGCTCCTGTATTAACATTAATTGTTTCGTACATGTTGTTACGAGACATTTTCATTTGATAACCACCTGCTCTTTCAGTGGTTACAGCACCAGTTACTGTTTGAATTGTAAAGTTGTTAATACTCACGTCAATCACTCGATGCAAAGTGTTAATTTCGGCATCTGGAATGCCACCAGGGTTACCAGAAACTCCTTCAATTGCAACATAATCGTCTGTATTGAAACCATGATGTGGTGATCGAATTCTGATAATCTTTGGATTCTCACCAAATCTATTTGAATCTCCTACCAATGCATTTGAATTAGTTCTGATTGGCTGAATGGATCTACTAACTGCACTTGTTGATTGGGGCTCGTTTATCAAGTTAATCAATGCAGTTTGATTTACAACAAACTTAGATCTTCTTAGAACAAACTTAACATCAATTGTTTGATCTTCTGTCCATAGACTTCCGTTCTGTGAAAGGAAGATAGAACCAAGACTTGGTTGCTCTGTGACTCTTCTATTTGTTCCAACTCTTGTTTCGCCAATCTTAGATGTCCACATTCTGTATTCCAGAGATGTAGGAGCCTTGACAACAAAAGCATAAGTGGTATCACTCATCAAATAAATTGGAGTCTGGAATCTAAAGGTTGTAGCAGCAGTAGCATCTTCTGAAGTTGCAACTCCCATTTCAACTGCATCTTGCTCGTCTTCAATTTTCACCGAAGTAGTTGCATTGTTACCAGAACCAGAGATAGTAGCACTAGGTGCTTTGGTGTATCCACTTCCTTGAGATGTAACTTCAACTTCATAGACGCGTCCTTCTCCAGAACTTCCAACTGCTCCAACTTTAACAATACCAGTTGCAGCAACACCACCAGGTAACTGTGGTTCGCTGAATGTTACTGTAGTAGATCCAGAAACATATCCAGAACCCATTCTAGTCACATCAACGTAATCAACTGCTACTTCATTCTGAGCAATGAATATTTTAGAAGTAGATGCTGGTTGAACTTGAGGAATAATCCTTTCTCCAGGAATAAACTCACCGGTATAGTTCTTAAGTTTGATTCTATAAACGTTATTCTTTACGTTCTTATCTGGATTATTAGATTCAGATTCAAAAGTTCTCGTTCCCTTTACAATTCCAGTTGCACCTGATTTCGCACCTACCACTTCGGTATTTCTTTTTAAAGTTTCAGAGTTAATACCTACACCAAGTTCAATAACAGTTCTTAGATAAGAATCAGTGTTCTTGACAACAACAGAATATGGAATAATATCAGCGGTTGGAACCTGTCCATCTGTGGTTACAAGATATGCTTCCACTCCTTCTCTGTTGTCCTTAGTTTGGAAGAAAACATCAAGTTCACTAACAAATAATCCTGCAGGGAAATTCTCATCAATCATGAATGTTTGAGCTACTGGATCATAGTAATTGGCTTTAGTTTTCTCACTATCAGTTCTCCACCTCTTATCAGTAGCAATAACTTTTGTTTTTGTTCTGATTTTAGGAATAGTAGTAGCAACAACTGTTTTTTGCTTATCAAGCAACACACCAGAAGCAACATAAGTTGTTTCTGCGAATCCTTCCACTTGTGTGAGATCCTGTGCATCTGTTGAAGATGAAGTAATTCTAAACTTCCTTGTTCCAGTATTAAAGGAACGAGTAGGTCCAGATGTTTGATAATCTATCTTATCCATACCCTTAAACTTTTGATTCCCCTGTACAGGTGGTCTACCATTAGGAATAATAAATGAACCAGCAAGGTTGCCTCTTTCGTCACTGATTATAGGAGCACCAAATCCTTGGTTCTTGGATCCTTTCTTACCTGGATTTCCTCTGAAATACTTTTCTCCATCAGCATCTTCTACCTTTCTATCAACACAGAACCATTGAGTTACATCAACATCATCAAAGAAAATGTAATATCTGGCATTTGGTTTTAGTCTTCCTGCAGATACTCTAACTCTTCTGGTTCTCATTGTTTCCGCAAGAGAAACATCTGTGATTCTGTCTCCATAAGAAGTTCTCTTAATAGAACCAGTGGAAACTTTGACCTTTGTTTGAGTCTGTTGTCTTGCGAGTTTTGTTGATTTTGTTTTAGTTGTGATTTGAATGGGAGGTGTTGTTCCACGTGATTGTAACCTAGCAATCTGAGCAGCGTTACGACCAGTCCCAACACTAGCTTCCAACTCCCTTAATGCTTGATTTCTTTCTTGTTGTGTTCCATTAACTACTCTTCTATTAACTGTGGTTTTTGTTTTGCCGGTAGATTCCCAATCGCCCCACACAGTATTAAGACCCAAATCATTAATTTCATCTGCCATGTTTACCATAGCATCATATACATTAGTGTCTTTGATTACCAGTTTTGGTTTACGAGTAACATCTTTCCAAGTATCAATGGCAGGTTGCAACTCAACTTCTCCTTCATAAGTGAATACAGAGTAAGGTTGAAGATTAATGAATCTTGTAGCAAAAGGATTCTGAAGGAATCTCTGACTGGTGTAATTCACCATGATCTGAGGGCCTTCTTTACGATAACCGTAATTCAATCTAGCTGCATCAGTCTGACGACTTTCAATCAATTCAATCTGATTGCTATTGAAAGCAGCTCTCATATGAGTTGTTACTGGATCAATAGAACATTTGTATTGTCTGGCGCCAGTTGCTCCTTGTGAGTGATCGCTAAAGTTATCAACAACAATACCGTTCTTAAATCTATCAAGTCCTGTTACTGCATCTTTAACTGACATATTAAGAGCAGACTGTTCCAAGATAGATAGAGTCACTAACTCTTCTACTCTTGTAATTCTTCTTTCTAATCCAACGATGTCTTGCATCGTATAGCTCTTATAATTATACTTTTCTGTGTTGACAGAATCAATAGAGAAAGTATATGGAGGCAACTTGAAGTCATAAAGACGAATTCCAGTTGACAAATCGGGCGGAGCTACTGGTTCTGAAGATGGTACTCCTTCAACTAAAGTTAGTGATCCATCTTTCTCCATGAAAAGAGAATCAATCTTTGGTTGATAGAAAGCAATATTACACTCAAAGTTAGAACCAATCAATGGCATTCTTGGTGCAAAACCATTTCCTGCATTATTGGCGTTCTTGAAGTTTGTAGAAGAAGTACTATCTCCACCAGGTGTGATAGAAGGAATATAGGAAGGATCTCCTGTAAGAGTATTAACAACTGGTCGGAAGTCAATACAATCTCTTAGTTCAATATAAAGTTGTGGACTGTTATCTGAATCAATTGGAATACCAGCAATTGGTGCATAAACAGGAATCGCTTCGTATTTGGTGTTCTGATTCGTTGCTTCTGCGTTGGCTGCGGGAATATAAGAATCCACACTAAAGAAATCGCCATTTCCACTATGCTCGTAATAATCATAGTTGATGGTTAGTGCACCTGTTGCAGGTGGCGAATTTTCTGTCAATGTTAGGAATGAAATTCCATAGAAGTTATCGTTCTGTCCACTATTAAAATCATAATTTTCTCTAATGTCTTTGCCATTTGACATAATAGTCGATACAGCAATAACGTCAGCTCTTCCCAAGCTAATCACTGGTGTGGAGTAATCTGCAACTTCAGATAATACAAGAGTCTGATCTTCTTTGAGAATCTTCTGTTTTGCTTTTGCGTTTGTTACTTGAATAGGAATGATAATCTTAAGAGTAGCATTATTCTGAAGTTGAGTTCCTTCAGTAAAAGTGATTACCATCTTTCTACCATCTTCTTCAACTGCAGCAGTTGCAACTGTCAATTGACGCCCAAGAGCAACTGAATCAAGATTGTCTCCAATCTTAGTTTCTGAAACAATAACATTATTGTTTCCTTGAATAAATCTTTCATTTGATTCAGTTAGAGTCAGTGTGACAGAAGTTGCACCAGAACTAACAGATTCAATAAACTCCTGTAAAACAAAATATGTAATTGCAGTTTTTGTAACGTTACTTTGTAGTGTAGCTACAGTTTTCTGTGGGAGTTGGAAAAGAAGGTTATTTTGTGGTTCTCCGAGAGATTTCATTCTCACACGCGAAACTACAGATGAAATAACGTTATTCACCAACGGAGTAGTCAGATAAATAAGAGATTTCGCTCTATCGGATCCATATCCTACTGGTTCTGTTGCAAACAAAACAAGATGACTCCTCACTGATCCTACTGAGTCAGTGAAAATTATGAGATCTCCAAATGTTAATTCATTTGCAGAGTTGCCGTCAAAGTTATTACAAGTAATAAAGTTATCATTTGCATTTCCAGAAAACAACGAACCAGATGCAACTGGAATAGTATTTACATCTAAGTTTCCATCAATTGCAAGATCAGCAGAGAAGTTAGTGCTGTCAGCAAGATCAGAGAAGAATGACTTCGTCTTCACCATAGAGTTGTTTGTCTTTCCAGGAAGAGTAATTACATAACCAGTAATCGTGTTTGATCCAGCAGTTGCAACTGCTGTTAAGTCAACAAGTTTCGCAACAGAAACTGCATCAAATTCACCATCTGGAGAGTTCTTAGGGAAAGGGAAGTTCTGAAGTTTTGATCTGCCTCTTTTTGTAAGTTGCAAAGTGTTGTCCGAAACTCGATGGGAGAAGTCACTCTTAGCTACTCCATCTTTAGTATAAGATTTCTTTAGATTCTTTGTGGATCCAAGAGCACTTACTGTAACTTCTGTTACTGTAGATAAATCAGAAATATTACCAAACTCAGCGAATTGAAAACTTAGAGGAGAATTAGGTCTAGCGATTCTTACTCTCTTATTTCCCTGAATGACGATTCGGCCTGGTTCAATATTGCCAATAATGTTAGAAACAATCAAAATATCATTTGTAGTTCCTGCTTCTACAGTTGCAAATGATTTAACATCATTTCCGATATAAACTAAGTCACCAACTACCCATGGTGTTGAGAAATTAGTGGCATCTTTGTCATCTAACATCAATAGTTCAGTGAAATAATCTGTCTTGATGATTCCCATATCATAGGTAGAGTCCCATCCAGCAACACCTTGATTCGGTGCACCACTTACTGATATTTCTGTATTAACGATACTCTTTGGCATAAAGTATCTTGGATAAATCACACCGGCTGGCGTTGGATTAATTTTAATAGCAAACAGTACCTTGGCGCCACCAAGAATGTTGATTTGTGTACCGGTGCCATTTTCATCAGAGCCATCCCATCTTGCAATTACCTTATCACTAGGAATCGTTACTACAGCTCCTCTGCCTTCTTTATAGATTGTACCAACTCCAGTAGTGTCGATATTACCAATATTCGAATCACACGAGACGTGATATGTCGTTGGTGGAGCTAGTCCTGCATTAATCGGAACACTATTTCCTTGTCCATCCAGGATGAACCCTTCTCCAACGTATCCATCGTTGAAGTTACGATACATAACAATCTTATCGTATGCTTCAGTGTTAATTGAACTGACACTGTTAGTAAAGTCAGGAATGTTATAAACATTCGTTACCATCACATCAAAAGGAGTGGTGATTGGAGTAACCACATCACTTCTAAAGCTCTGGACTCTGGGTTTATTGCCAAATACATAGACTGGCTTATTAATTGCTACATTGAAACCCTGAACATAAGCTTCACCAGGTGAGACTTTAACAACATACTTACTATTTGCTTCTGCAAATGTCAAAGTGTCTGTTTCAATAACATTCCAGACACCATCTCTATAGACATAACTGCGATTATCTGCAGCAACAACATACACGTACCCTTCCTGTGGATCGGCAATATTCTCCAGATCTGCTATTGTTGCAACTCTGCCATTTGGTGTGGTATAATCAACCGTTGCTCCAGAACCAGGAACTGATGGATACATTCCATCCGCATCTGCATCAAACAACCCATCAGTATACTCTGTGTTCGGATATGAAGTAACATCAATAGGGAACTCAGTAATAATATAGTTTCCTGACTCATCATATGTTCTCTTAGCTAAGATATCATACAACCATTGCCACTTTGTTTGTTGAGTGGGATCGGCGATCTGCACGCCTTGTATGATCTCGGATAATTGAATAAAATTGTCTATCTCCGAATCTTCTGTTGTTTTCGTTAATACGAGATTAATCTTTAATCTATCTGCACCAGGAGCAGCGTAGTTCGAAGAACCTTGAGAGTTATCAAGCAACGCTGGATTGTCATTAGATGTAATAAACTGTTCTGTAACAACAAATCCTACCTGATACGTAGGAATATCTGTATACTTCTCTAGGGTGATTATCTGAGTGTCATTTCTGACAGAAGTACCATTAGTAAAGTAATATCCTTCAGCTACCTTATACAAGCTTCCTCTGCCCAATGCAGGGCTTGGTGTAGCTACACCGAGTCTATCTACTTCAAGAGGCTTACTGACCCCCGTAACTCCTACTGTGGCGGTATAATTGTTAGGGGTATTTGATAGTAGTGTTTCGCCTTCAATAAAAGTAATATATTCTGATGTCGATCCTTGACTCTCGTAACTTACATAAAAAGTAGTATCATCATCAGTTGTCTCGTCAACAGCAAATTGAACAACTGCCACTACACCAGAAACTGCACCAGTTAAGCTATATCCAATAAATTCAGAAGCTGTTGCTCCTTGAGTGATAGAAGATACTCTCACATAAGCAGGAGTAGAATATGCTCTTTCTCCAGGAACAATCTGATCTCCTTCTTTCATGAAACGAGACATGAAAGTTTCCAACTGATGTTGTTGCATCAGTTGCATGTTAGTCAATTCCCTTGCTTGAATTGGTTTTCCAGCTTTAAATAACAGACTATAATAATCTGTCAGTGGGTTATAGTCTGCGTAATAAGGTGAACGATTTAAATTCTCTTGAAAGGGCATCTTCTTTTAGCTTCCTTTTCAGTTATTTAGAAGGCAATTACAAGGTTAATTCTTTCAGACTGATCTGGATCTCTAACTACCGGTGAGATGTTAGAGAGATAAGTCATCAAACCTGAATACTTAGTAACACCAAGAGTACTGTATCCATTGACAAATGTAATTCCAGTAAGAGATCCAGAATATGTCAAATCGACATTTACAGATAAACTTCCTTGAGTAACAGCATTGGTTCCTTGAAATTTATAAAGTTCACCATCTGTATCTACGTTGGCTGATGATTGAGTGTATCTAATAACTTGATTTATTGCATCCCAGCCAACTACAAATCCATTAGCATTTTTAATAACAAGTCTTTCTGTTCCACTGGTATTCACTGGTACTAATACTTCTTGAGTGATTTTCTGTCCAACTAAGAATGATGTACCATTATCAATAGATGATGTTTTCATGGCATGACATACCTGAATAGGATCTGTATTTGATCCTGTATAATCAAAATTCTGCATTATTCCAACCTGTCTAAAAGATGCAGGAAAGTAATCTTCGAAGGTTGCATATCCAAGATTTGAGAATATACCCACTCTGGTTCCTCCCATTTGTCTTATCAAATCATAACCCCATCCGCCAGGAGGAGAAATGACTACAGTGGATCTGAATCCACCATTGCCTTCTGGATTGAGAGCATTTACTGCCTTATCTAAATCTGCTAATGTAGAGTAAACATTATTAGCAACAAAGTTCACACTAGCAAATGTATAATCGATTCCAGATCTAACCACTTCGACTTTGCTGATCCCGGAGTTATTAATTGTTACTTTTGCAATTGCACCTGATCCATCACCATCAATCTTAACGTAGTATTCATTATTTTGATTTGATATTCCAGCCGGGTTGATGGTATATCCAAAACCAGGACTATCAATAAGAACCGTATAAACTTCTCCAGCCGGTTTTAAATTTCTGCTATTTGTAATGACTGGAATAAAGTTATTAGTTGAATAGTTAACGAGCTGATTACTGGATACATTATAAACTCTCATCCATTGATAACCATCAGAAGTAAAGAATGCCGAAGTTCCTGCATCCAATGGTTCTACTGTAGATGGTGTATTATTGTTATTATCTAAGCAAACATACACATAGTTTAATCTATTGATTACAATAAACCTTGCATCGTAAATATTACTAGCACCAGTATAAGAAAGATTAACATCAGTATAATTGTGCTGATATCTATCATACACTTCTCCACTTGTCCAATTTGTTCTTGGAATCATATGATAAGCATCTATATCGTTTATTCTCTTTAATGTAAAGATATTATCCCATGTATTATAAAACTCAACATTATTATTCTGAGGAATTGGCGGATTATTTTCATCTACCCATGGTTGTGCTCTTCCTACAAACACGTAAGATTTCGCGACACCATCTTGATTCAAAGAATCAATGTAGTTCTTTGAATTCTTAATTCTTAAATCGTTGGTATTTACAGTTGCCATCAGATGCTTTTTCTATTATTTAGAATCATGTTGACGGTAGTAATACAACTTCCTCTGCTTCGGATGGCGAAGAAACTTCTGAGTTAATATCCAATTCAGAGAACATAATAAATCCAGAGGGATGAACTGTATCCTTCACGAATGTTTCGTACTGTACTCTTTGTAAAGGAGATTGAATATTATATGAGAACCATTGATAATAATAACTATCCTGAACCACAGCATACCTCTCACTAATCATTGATTGATCATTAATGAAAGTTCCCATAGGTTCTGCAGTTCCTCCTAAGACGATTCTGCAATCTGCTTCTCCTTCTCCTTTCACGATACCAGAGTTACCAAATGTATCATAAATTCTTTCCTCTGTTTTCAGTTCGCCATCCACATTATTTAATGTGAGTTGTTGGATTCTGATATCATATTCTTCGATAATTGCCGTCACTAACTTATTGTCTAT